ATATTTTAGAAGATACACTAGCTAGAAGAACATATGACGAATCTGGTGATTACTCTGTAAAAGCATTTGACATTGATATTAGAGAACACTACTTTGCTGACGGTGATGCAAAGTATGGTAGAGGTATTTACAGAGCAGATACAGATTCAGGTGTAACATATTACGAAGCACAATACAGTGAAGATGAATCCAAAGCAAGACTTGCTGTTGGTATGGGTGCAGGTAAAGCTTATGTAAAAGGTTACGGTATCAATACAGTTGCAACTCAATATGTAACTATAGACAAGGCAAGAGATTTCGATAGTGCAAATAATACAACTACAAATGCACCAATCGGTAACTTCATACAAGTAACAAATATTTTTGGTACACCAGATATTGGATTTGTAAGTGGTGAAACAAACGCATTTAAAAAAGTTAGATTGTATAAATCTGCGACTTCAAGTAGAGGTACAGCAAACATAGGTTCTGGCGCTAGTCAAAACTTAATTGGTGTTGCAAACGCAAGATTCTTTGAATACAGTTCAGGTACAGTTGGTGCATCATCAAGTAATGCAACTTCAGTTTACAATTTAGGTTTATTTAATATCTCTACGTTCACGCACGTAGCAACAACAGGTTCTGTAACAATCGCTGTTGGTGATACACTAACAGGTGGTACTTCAGGTGCAACTGGTGTAATTGAAAAAGACAGTGACGGTGCTGGTCTATTCATTCTATCAAATGTAAAAGGTACTTTTGTAGCTGGCGAAACAGTAACAGATGAATCAAGTAACTCTGGTACAGTGGCATCAAATGGTGTAACAACTTTTGAATTAGCTAATACAAAACAAGTTGCGATCATGTCTGATATTACAGACGATAGTTCAACTGTTTCATTTACTGCTGATACAGTTCTTACAAGTGATTCAACTGATCCTTTCGATGCATCACAAACAACATTGTCTGGTTCAATTAGTGTTGCAAATAGTGCCACTGCTGTTAAAGGTAAAGGTACAAAATTCACAACTGAATTATTAGTTGGTGATGTAATTAAATTTAACGATGATACTGGTGAGGCATTGACTGCTACAGTATCAGCAATTGCAAGTGATACAGCATTAACTATCGCTACGGCTGTAGGTGGTGCGGATGTAACTACATCATCACCATTCGAAAGAAGACGTGTAAAACTTCACAAAGCTGGAGATAACTCATTAGTATTCAAACTACCTAACAGAGAAGTTAAAACATTAAAGACAACAGACAACAACGCATTAACTGATACAACATTTACAGTAAGAAGACAGTTCGTTAAAACACTTAACGGTTCTGGTGTTGCAGCTTTCGATGCAGGTGCAAACGAAACATTTGACACTTATGCTGATGCTGATTATACATTGTCAATCATGGCAATGGGTTCTGGTGGAACAGGTGCCGCTGGTGATATCATTGATATCGATGGTGCCACAACATTCACAGGTTCACCAACTGCAGCTAGACAGTTGACAGTTACTTTAGGTTCAGGTTATGCTGGTCACAAAGTTAAACTACTTGCAACTATTACAAAAGCTGTTGCAGGAGAAAAAACTAAAACTTTAAACACAGCACAAACACTACAAATTAGCACACAAGCAAACGCACAAGAAGCTAGAATCTCAATTGGTAAAGCAGATATCTTTAAAATTAATTCTGTATTCATGGCACCTGACTTTAGTACAGATGCAACAACATCACACGAAGATGTAACAGATAGATTTACTTTAGACAATGGTCAAAGAGATAACTTCTATGACATTGGTGCAATCGTTTTAAAACCAGGTCAAACAGTTCCAACTGGTAGACTATTAATCAACTTTGATTTCTTCTCTCACAGTTCTGGTGACTACTTCTCAGTAGATAGTTACTCTGGTGCTACTGACTATGAAAATATTCCAAGTTTCCAATCACCACTTAAAGGTAAATTAGAATTAAGAGATTGTGTTGACTTTAGACCTAGAGTTGGAGATGATGACTTTGCTGGTTACGGTGGTGCAACACAAACAGTTTCAACATTCTTTGATAACGTACAGACTAACGGACCAAACACTGGTGCTGTTCCTGTAGACTTAATCAAACCTGGTTCAGATTTTAGATGTGATTTAGAATTTTACTTATCACGTATTGACGGAATTTATTTAACTAAACAAGGACAGTTTAAACAAGCAAGAGGTTCATCAGCAATCGACCCACAAAGACCTGACAAGATGGACGATGCGATGTTACTATACTATTTAAAACTTCCTGCATATACATTTAACACTAGCGATGTAACTGTTATACCTATTGACAATAGAAGATATACTATGAGAGATATTGGTCTATTGAATAGAAGAATAGAAAACTTAGAATACTATACTCAGCTATCATTGTTAGAACAAACTGCATTAAACACACAGGTACAAGATGTAAATGGTTTAGACAGATTTAAAAATGGTTTTGTTGTAGATACATTTAAAGGTCACAACGTTGGTGCTACAACTTCTTTAGATTATCTATGTGCAATGGATATGGATGAAGGTGTAGTAAGACCATTGTGTGCAACTGAACAAGTTAAGTTAGTAGAAAAAAATACAACTGATACACAAAGAACAAATAGTGCATATCAAAAAACAGGTGATCTAATTACACTACCTTATACTGAGGAAGTGTTTGTAGAAAACCAAAATGCATCAAAAAGTGTAAACGTAAATCCATTCCAAGTTGTAACATATGTTGGTCACTTAACATTGTCACCAGACTTAGACGAATGGAAAGATACTAAGACAAGACCTGATCTTGTTATCAATAACGAATTACTTTACAATGCTGTAAAAGATCAGCCTAATCAAAAATTAGCAACTGGTACAGTATGGAATGAATGGCAAAACAACTGGACAGGTACTTACAAAGAAGTTACTGAATCTGGTTCAAGCGAAACAACTACAATCGGTAGAACTGGTACTGCAACTAGAACAGGTATCAAAAAGACTAGAGGTACAAAAGTTGTTAAACAATCATTTGGTGAGAAGATTGTTGATATTGCATATGCACCATTTATCAGAAAGAATACAATTACATTTACAGCAAAAGGTTTAAAACCAAATACAAGAATGTATCCGTTCTTTGAAGAAATTGATGTAAGTGCTTACTGTACACCATCAGGTGGATCATTAGGTGGCAACTTAGTTGCTGATGCTAATGGTGACCTGTCAGGTACGTTTGCATTACCATCACCATCTATTAGTGGAAATCCAAAATGGAGAACAGGTGAGAGATCATTTACATTAACATCAACTGCTGAATTTTATAAAAACGTTTCACGTACAGAATCATATGCAATCGCAACTTATATAGCAAAAGGTTTACAAGTAACTGAGGAAGAATCAGTATATGCAACAAGAGTTCCAGCGATTATTGAAACAACAGTTTCACAACAAAAATCTATCAGAGATGTAACATCATCAAATACAAGATATCTAAATCCTTCTTACTCATCATCTAATAGAAGTGATAGTGGTAGCGGAGGCGGAGACAATGATAGAGATTCAGACCATGATGGTGTACTAGACAAATACGATGCTGCTCCATATGATAGAACAGTACAAACAGTAGCACAAAGAAATGCGAAAAGACAGCAAAGTGCAGCTGGCTCTATCGGAAGTGGTGGTTCTGGTGGTAGTAAGAGTGGTAGAATTATCTGTACTTGGTTAACATCACAAGGACTAATGGATCAAAGTGATCTTGCAATTGATCTACAGTTTACAAATGATCATATTGCAATGAGAACAAGAGTTGGTTATTGGACATGGGCATACCCTCTAGTTGAGTGGATGGATAAAAATAAAGATAGTAAATCAGTGAGTGTAATACGTGTTCTTGCACAAGCTCGTGCTAACGAGATTAAATATCAAGTTGGCAAAGCAACTAAACCAGATTACTTAGGTAAAGCTGTGAGATGGATAGGTGAGCCTATTTGTTCATTGATTGGTTTAGGTGTTGAGTTGAAAGAGAAACTATTACAGAGAGGAACAAACTAATGGCGATAGCACAAACATTTTTAAACAGTATAGATGAAGGTGTATTTGTTACATCAATCGATCTATACTTCTCAGCAAAAGATGATACTCTTCCTATTACTATTGGTTTGTTAGAAGTAAAAAATGACAGACCAGGTTCGAAGATATTACCTTTTAGTGCTGTAACAAAAGCAGCTGCAGATATTTCTATATCTACAGACGCAAACACAGCTACGAAATTTACATTTCCTAGTCCTGTGTATTTAAGAGGTGGTTACAAATATGCTCTTGGTATTGAAACAAATAGTACTAACTATAGTCTATATGTTTCTGAACTAGGTCAAAATAGAATTGGTACTACAAGAAGAATTTCTGAACAACCACTTGTTGGTAGTTTATTTAAATCACAAAACCAAGGCGCACCTGTTGATATGCCTTTAGAAGATTTAAAATTCACATTAAGAAAAGCAAAGTTTACTACGTTTACACCTGCAACTTTAGAATTGCAAAATGACGCATTGACAGCTGAAGACTTAGATAGTAACCCTATCGAAACAAATAACACAGCTGGTTCTGGTTCAGCGTTTGGTGGTAACCCTAAAATTTTAAAAGTAAATCATACTAATCATGGTATGGCATCTGGTGATACTGTAACAATCGCTGGAGTAACTGGTAACGCTTCTGATACAGCAAACGGATTACCTATTAGTGAAATCAACGCATCACACACAATCGCAAACGTAACACTTGATAGTTATACAATTACTGTTACATCAAGTTCTACAGCAAAAGGTGTGATTGGTGGTTCATCTGTTACTGCAACTAGAAACGTACCATTCGAAGTTCTTTACCCACAGATTGGTCAAACAATGTTTCCTGACACAGACGCAAAACACTTTGTAAGAGCAACATCTAAACAATCTGTACATGGATCAGAAACAGGTTACACTAAAGTTTCTTCTACAAATAGAAGACAGATCGTACCAAACGATAACTACTATTATGAAGCACAACAACAAATCGCATCACCTATTAACGAAACAAATAATCTATCTGGTAACAAATCAATGACATACGAAGTTGTATTCAGTACAGCAAACGAAAACGTATCACCTGCGATTGACTTAGGTAGAACAAATGTAATTGCTGTTTCGAATAGAATGGATAACCCTACTAACTCAAACACTACTGGATTTAAAGCAGAGACAGAAGCAGTAGGTGGTAGTGCAAGTGCGAAATACTTAACAAAAGAAATTCAATTAACTAACCCAGCAACAGCGTTAGATATTAGAGTAAGTGCAAACAATCATCCAACAGCATCTATCAAAGTTCTTTACAAAATTAAAAGAACAACTGATAACAGATCGTTCGATGATATACCTTACGAGTTCTTTAATACTACTGGTGTAGCTGATGATGCAATTACATACTCAGAAACTAGAACACAAACTCCTTACAATCAGGATTACTATGATAGTTTCTTTGAACAAAAATTTACAAAAGAAGGATTAGACGAGTTCTCATCATTTGCAATTAAAATAGTAATGACAGGTTCGAACCCAGCGTTTGCACCTAGAATTACAGACATGAGAGCATTAGCGCTAGCAGTATAATGAAGTTTAAAGTAGAAGGACACAGCACATTAATTAAAGACGAGTTTACTCATGCTGTGATAAATGATGATACAGTTGCATATAGAAAATATATGCAGAGTGTTCGTTTGAGAGAAAAACAAACTGATCAAATGAGAACAGTAGTACGTGAGATAAATACTTTAAAGGCAGACATGAGAGAGATAAAAAGTTTATTAAAAGGAATTGTAAATGGCAGCTAGAACAATATCAGCAACAGATACACTAGAAACGTTAAGAACCCAATTTAATGCTTTATCATCAAATGACTTTGGTGATATTTCTACATTAGATTCTGGTCTTTCTGCAACTAGTGTCATTGGTGCCGTTAACGAGATTTTCGGTATTACAATTGCATCTGCTGGTTTTACAATTACGGATGGTTCTAATTCACAAGGTGTTGGGTCTGGTCAAACATTAACAGTTACAGGTTCAGCAAATCAGATTTCAGCAGTCGTAAGTGCAACTGATACATTAACACTATCATTGCCAGCTGCAGTACAAATAACTACCTCTGTAAAAGCAGGTACATTAACAGCAGCCGCTGGTAGTATTACAGACACATCTGGTGCTATCAGTTTCGGTGATGAAAACTTAACAACAACAGGTAACATCGCTGCGGCGACAGTCAATAGTTCAGTAGTTCCTAGTTCAGACACACTAGTCGGTAGAGCAACTACAGATACATTGACAAACAAAACATTAACACAACCTACGATATCTCAACCGTCAATATCAGCACCAACAATAACAAGTGACATGACACTTAGACCGTCTGTTACTCTTATATTTGAGGGTGCAACAGATGACGCTTTTGAAACAACTTTAACTGTAGCAGATCCTACAGCAGATAGAACAATTACTTTACCTAACGTTTCTGGTACTGTGATCACAACAGGTGACACAGATACCGTCACAGGAACTATGATAAATAATACTATTACGAGTGCGAATTTTAGTAGTCTAACAACACTACTAATTAAAAATTCGTCTGGATCGACAGTTAAGACAATGCATAGTCCAGGTTCGTAAGGATATAAATAGAAATATGAGAAAAGGAATATAATTATGGCAGTAAGAAGACCACTTTATTGGAATGGTTCAGATGTCCAAGAGATGACAGATGCCTTGATCGATGAATTAGTTGATCAATGCGTTTATCAATACTCTACTGATCCTTCCGTTACAATGTCTGTCGTATCAAGTTCTGGAACATTGGACGCAATGGATGACACTAGAAAGAAAGCTGGTGCTCACTCTACAAGTACAACATCGTTTCCAAGTGAAGGTACAACAGCAGAACCAGGTACAGTAACAGTAACTTATGACAAGATGTCAAGTGCAAACGCATCTACTAGTGAAGTTGCTGATACTTCAAATCAAGCATTTCCAGTTTATTACGATGGATCAGGTTCGATTCAATCTATGACTTTACAGGATATGAAAGACACAATCTTTGAACCAGCGATCGATCTATTAACTTCAGGATCAACAGGCACACAACAAGGTGGAACATATTTTATTTCTACTTCAACGTCTGTTTCTGGAGCAACTGAAGTATCTGGATCAAATACTGCTGTATTTACAGATACAAGAGCTGACACATCAGCTTATGCTTCTGGTAGTATTCCTGAAACACTTGACCAACCAACTACAGTTGCTAACTATTACTTACATAAAATCACTGGCAGTGATACATCATACACTGCACCATTGATTAATGATGGTGGTGATTTAAAAACTATACCTGATGCAGATTTCGAAACGATTCTAAAAACAGGTATCAGACACATGGCGACAAGTGAAACAAGTTATAGAATTTCATATAACATTAACGGTTCTGGAAACAACAGAGGTACAGCAATGACTGATACTATTCTAAATGGTTCTGGTAACTATCAAACAAGACAAGTAAACACTGACGACTACAGAGCTCAGGAGTTTCCAAACGGTACCGCTGTAACAGCGACTACATATAATTTAAAAATTAATAAGTCATAGGAGTAATTAAACATGGATTTAACAAGTGAATTTTTAAAAGAGCATTACTTAAATGCTTACTTCGTAGATAACGAAAGAACACAAATTGCTGTTCTATATACAGACCCTACATCTGAGAATCCAGATAAAGTAGTTGAGACTGTAATTAAACACGACATGGAACACCCATGGTGTCAAGCGTTATTTGCTAGTGGCATGACTGACTTAGATCAATTACACGAGCAAACATATCAGAAAATTAAAACTGAAAGAAAACAGTTCGAAGATTCTGTTGTTCGTATTGCAAAAAAAGAAGGTCTGATTTTTGACGATGTATTAGACGGTTCTAAAATGGGTGTGAAATCATATCCGTTAATCGTAAATACTTTATTCGAAGATAACGAAAATGAAGACCACTTATTTGCTTTAAAACTTGCATTATTTGAAGTTCCTACAATTAAGGATTCTAAAGATGATGAAAAGAAAAAAGCATTAAGAACTTGCACATCTAAGTTAGACGTTTTAAAAGTAGCTTTAGAATTTTTTAGCTAATAGATATTTCGACCACCATCCTGTCCAACCTTGTTCTAGGATGTGGTGCATTTGGCCTAGGGTACAGATACTATAATTAGGGTTTCCAAGTTTCTCATATTCATGCCCCTTAATTGAATAACAGATATCTGGCCCATAGGTCTCATAATCAATTTCTTTATAGTAAAACTCATCACTACCTTTGTAGTATTTCTTTAAATAAAAATCATCATCGCTTTTAAACTTATCCCATATGTGAGATACGTCACCTGTCCACGAAACTATTGAAGAATTAAGTGGAGTATGTGTATTTTCTGTTATTCGCCAGTGGTCATGTAACAATGTAAATGGTTTTCGCCATAATTTTGGTACTTTATTATAAATTATAATGTCTAAATCGAAATATAAGTTCTCACCATCTCTAAATTTATCAAACATTTGTAATTTGTTGTACCAATTACCGTAAATGTCGTTTGTTATGACTTCAAAATCATCATATTCGATGCCTGAGTGATGATCAATCATGTATTTTAAGTTTTCTACGTGCCAATCATTGAATTTTTTACCAAATTGACAACAAATAATTCGCTTTTTCATTATTTCCAATATTTTTCTACAATTTTTGACTTGTTTTCGTGTATATTTTCGTTGATTCCGTTAAAATGCACAATTTTTACGTTTGGATTTACGTCATCCATGCAAAAATAATCTTCTTGTAAGTGTTTTATGCATAACATATTGATTTCATGGTTCTTAGCGGTGTCATTTGTCCATTTTCCAACCCAATTCAAAGGTAGATACTTGATGTTACCACCATTTTCTTCTAAACAGTAGTGTACAAAGTTTTGTTCACCATAATATCTGGCATGTACAACGCCTGATTTGTAATAATGTTCTTGCCAATAGTTTGGATTCTCTATAAATCGATCCCAAACATAACTTAACTCACCAGATTTGAATTTATAGAACCCACCATTGAGTGGAATGTTATGATTACCATATGATGTGTTGATAGATTTATCAGAATTAAGTTTTGAGATCCACCAAGAACGATAAGTTCCAATAGTATTACCACTTACAGGAAATGTTAGAATATCATCTACGTTGTTTGTAATGATTTGATCTATATCCATAATGATAATATCATCACCTGGATTTTGATCTGCAAACTGTGGACTAAAAAATTTTAATTTATGCCAATGTTTTTTAATATCATCATGTCGATTGTATGGTAAGATTGTATCTGCTTTAATATGTTTAGTATCTGACAAACAAATAAACTCAAAGTCTACAATAGAGTTTTCTTTCAAACCACGATATAGTTTGTTTACATAGTCAGGTGAATACTTGCCTTCAAAATAAACTGTACATACTTTAATCATTTGGTATGTGATAACCTCGCTTCTCATAATTACGCCAACAGATATCAAATCGTTTATTGATAGCATGACAAAATTTTGTTGTCTTTGGTATAAACAAATACTTATCAAAGAAATAGTGCCAGTCAGCATCTAACCATTGTACGGGAACATTGTGTTCTTTTAACTTAACACCAAATAATGTTTCATTATCATAACCAAAAGACTTAACAATTCTATTTGGGAAAATGGAATCACCATCTTTTAGTTTAGTCATCAATGCTAAGTCATCTTTGAAGTTATCAAAGTATGCTAATTGTTCTAAGTGTTTTTTCTTTGCACCAATGATACCTGTATTGATTACATTGTTGTCTGTAGGTAAACCTTTTTCAAATAACATTGCACCTGCATTATAAAACTTTGCTGTTGGACTACGAATAGTTTGTGTAGTTTCTGTAACTCTACCAAGTGGTAATACCTTATCATCATTGTTTAATACTGTAATACCTTTTTCTAAATCCCATACTTTAAAAAAGTTTTCATTTGTCATCGGTACAACGTCAAAGTCTAAGTATAATACTTCATCATACATTTGACTAAACGTATATAATAAATCTAGTTTGTAAAAGTTAACAATATTATAAGTTGTTATCTCAGGATGATCTTTTCTAAATCTGTCATAGAAGTGTTTATAGTTAATAGTATCTTCAACCATTTTAAATTCAACACCAATCTTGTCAGCATAATCTTGTTTAACTTTAATTAGTTTTTCGTAGTTTGCTCTCAGTGCATTTTGTGTATTGATGTTTGTAGGTACTTGACCATCTTTTAAAAGGTGTGCATCAAAGACATCAAGTTCTTTAGTTCGAATATCAATATATAAACTAAAGATCAATCTGTTTTTCTGATCTTTTGCTTCTGATGGATTGTAAACTTCTCTATCATTGTGTTGTTTAAATGTAGGAGATAGTTTACCCCATGGATGCTTTTCTTTTTTAAACATTATACAAATCCTTTAGGGTTCTTACCATGACCGTCAATTTTTTGTTCAGATTTTTTACAAAAGGTTTGACAAATTATCGGTGCATTTTTAGGGTCTTCAAATAATACAGATCGAAATCTTTTCCAAGCTTTAGAATCAAATATTTTTGCAAAGTCTTCTCGTTTGTTTATACTAGTAATATGTAATTCTTTGTCAAAGAAACCACGTTCTTCAAAACATGGTCTAGTAGTTGGTGTATCACATTCACAACAAGGTAACACAAATCCATCGTTACCAAAGTGTGGGTCTTTTCTTTGATCACCTGTTCTCAAACAATCAGGATCTATTTCTTTAGCTGGTTTAAACCATGTGGGTATTAGTTTTCCCATGTTACTCTCTTTTGTGTTGTGTATTCATCACTTGGTTTATATTTTGCCATTACATCATCCCACCTTACAGAGTGCATCTCTCTAAACTCCATATGTTTGTATTGCTCTGCCATTCTTCTAGCAGCTCCAATATGTTTTTCATTGTAGTTAAAAACTATGTATTGCCATTTTATTTTACAACCCATCTCTGCACCCATTTTCATAACTTCCCAAACTTGTCTGCCATCTTGGTTAATTCTATACTTGTGAGATTCTTCTGGTAACCCATCAAGTGCAAAATACCACACTATCATATCTTCTTTTCTTTCATTGATCTTTCTATAGTCAACAACTTTTTGAAAGATGTTACGCCACCAGTCTAATTTTTTACCACTACCGTTTGTGTGTATATGTAATTCTTGCCAATTAAGTTTAAGAGTGTGTTCAAGCATCTGTTCAAAGTGTGGCCAATAGATTGGGTCTGACATATTACCACATGCATCTATCTTACCAAACGTATCTAATATAATTTTGACATCTTCAAATTTTAAATTCTTTCTTTTACCAGCTTGTGTATCTGCCTTAAGTGTGTCTGCGTTCCAAGCTCTCCAACATGCAGGACATTTTAATCTGCACGAAATACCTGGTTCAAAGTTAATAGCACCATCGAGGTACCATTCATAGTCTGGATTCTTTTTATGTGGTTCTTGCATTACCTATTAACGTAAATCTTGTTCCTCTAGTTTCTACCACTTCATCTTCTACTAAGATATTAAATTGTTCTGGTAATTGTTGTTTAAAATCTTCTATCTTCTTAACACAATTGATATGACCTTTTAGACCATACATGTTGTTTGATTGAAAAGCAAAATGAGCATTCTTCTTTACTCTAGTCCACCATGGAGTTTTGTATGCAGGATGTGGTCCCCATTCTTTCATAGGTTTCATATGTTCGCATGATGTATTAATAAACAAATCTGCTTTTGGATATATGTGTGTTTTCCAATCTTCAAACAGATCACCTGTTATCCATTCTATCTTATCTGATTTTGGAAAGAAATAAGTCTTTGCAACTTGTAATGTTCTTTCGTCTAAATCTATGCATGTAATCTTTTTAACTTTATCATGTAAATAAGATATTAGAATACTACCATACCAAGAACCCATAATTACAACTTCAGAATCTTTGTTCAATATTTTTAGATCATCAATATGATTAAGTAAATTTAATTTAGATTTAAATTGATTAGGACTAAAAGAATCTAATATATCTTTTTCTAAGTCATGCTCATGAGCTATTGCCATTAATATCTTTTCAAGTAAATCATAATTGATATTAGGATTATCAATACTCAATATGTTTTTTAAAAACTTTACGTTATCTCTTGCTATCATTTTCTAAGTATATAATCCTCTATTACTAATAAGTCTAATGCTGTTCTTTTAAAAGTTCTTTCTGCATCATCAACTGTTTCGACAATTGGTTCCTGACAATTAAAACTTGTATTCAATAACATAGGCACACCTGTGATTTTATAAAACTCACTTATTATCTTATAAAACTTTTCATTGTCTGTTTTGTTTACTGTTTGTATTCTTGCTGTACCATCAACGTGTGTGATACCAGGAACTCTATTGATACCTGATTTACCTACCTTAACTTTACAGATACGTGACATGTACGGACTAGGCAATCTTGTGTCAAAGTAATCTTTGTAATGTTCTTCTAATACTGCTGGTGCGAATGGTCTAAAGTCTTCTCTCTTTTTAATTGTATGATTGATAGTATCTTTGATGTCAGGATTACGTGGGTCTGCAAGTATTGATCTATTACCTAATGCACGATTACCACTTTCTGATCTACCTTGAAACCAACCAACAATCTTTCCGTCTGCGATTGCTTGTGCAACTTCTTTATAATCTACTTTTTCGTTTGCAATGAAACCATGATAGATACCTGCATACGTATTTGTTAAATGTTTATTATTATTCAACACATAGTCTGCATGTTGATATGTACCTAATGCTTGTCCTTCATCACCAACTGCTGGTGGCACAAAAACATTATCATAGTGATAAGTAAACATCTCATTCATATAACCATTGTATGCGACACCACCTGCAATACATAGATTGTCACAAGTCTTCAATGGATAAACATGCTCTTTGATTTTATCCTCTGTCCATTTCTGTAAAGTATGTGCTAAGTTTTCTTTACCATATTTGTGAATATCAATTAATTGATGTATCTCTTGTTTCTTTTCAATGATTGGACCACTAGTTAATAATTCAAATATATCATAGAAGTATTGTTCAAACTTACCATACCCAACTAGACCCATAAGTTTACTTGCACCTAGTGTACCAAAACCTGTGAGATTAGACATGTGATTCCATAACCAACCAATCGGTAGTTTGTCTGATAAGTCAATTGCGTTTTGATCTTTGTCAAAGAATAAACATCTATACTTTGAACCAATACCATCGATTGCTAAGATATCGCTTTGTTCATACTGCGAATTAATAAATGCATACATGGCATGAGATTGATGATGATCAATATAATAAACACCATCTTTATAATAGTGATCTAATAACTTCTTAGGTTCCCAATCTAATATTTCATCATGCCCTTTTAGAATTGTTTTAAATAATTCATCTTTACATTTTCGAATACCACCATATGTGTAAGTAAATGCAAATACTCTATCATCTCTTTTAAAATACTCTTTGACAAACTCATCGTTCAATCTATAATCACCAGGATTTAGAATATCTGATTGATGAGCATATGCCTCTGCCTTGTATGGTAGATTATGTTTAAATCTAGTATGTCTTTCTCTTTGATTATGGAAAGTACCATCGTAAGTATTATGATCATGTAAGTTTAATGCGACAGAGTATATTTTATTCATTGATAACACTCGCATATTTTTTTAAGTTAAAGTGACCAGTTGGTTCTACCCACTCCATACAACTCTTACAATAGTTTTCGTATTTAAATAATCTAAAGTTCATCATCTTATCTATGTTCTCTTTCGTAATCTCAAATGTTTTTGATAGTATTGGATTGTTTGCAAATTTCTTACTGCAATGTACTATGTGTCTTTTTTCAAAGTCAATAACAGGAACTTGTGGAAAGGCTGCACACATCTTACGATCTATTTCAGCTGCTTGTTCGTGTACTGCTAACACATCATCTTTGTTTGGTGTTCTACCATTGAATGATTTCCACATTGTATTCTTGTGATCTAATTGTTTCAACTCCTCAGTGTGGTTATCTTTGTACTTGTAATAGTTTGGTGTTCTAATAACTAGATTATAATTATTACAATCGTTTGGTTGTAAAAAACCATAAGGTGGTAGCAAATCTAAACTACCAAGTTTTTCAATCTTGTCTTCGTAGAAATCTAAGATAGAATGTTCAACATATAATACTTCAGGATCCTCTAGTATGTGTGGATATCTTTTACGTACAAAAGAGTTAGATAAAACTTGACAGACAAAGTTATCATGCTTCTTAATTTCATTTACCACTTCATCTAAGTTTTTAATTAAACCTGGTTCACCACCAAGTAAACATACTCTAACTTTATAGTCACTTAGATAGTCACAACACTTTCTTAAAAAGTCCATGTCAACTGTCAAGTTTCTCATCTCTAAAGTATAACTTGTACAATAGTGACAACTCTTATTACATGACATAGACAGAAAAAAGTCTATGGCTAGATAGTTCTCTTGTATTTCTTTTAATGACTTCATTTGTTGTAAGGTATACCATACACATAATTGTAAAAATACCTATTAAACGCAATTTGTAATTTCATATGTGGTATTGGTTTGAAATCTACTTGTTGTGTCCACTCAGGTGTCTTATGTGTTTTTTCAATTAGATAATAATATATATTTTGTAATTCCAATTCATCCCGACTATTATTAACGTCACCACCTAAATTATGAATAAGATGTTTTGGATTTATTTCAAGCAAACCACTCATTATCTTATTGAAATTTTGACATAACTCAATAGGACACTTGTCGGTAATATCAATCATGTTACCGTTTTCGTCTATTTCACAAATCATTGTGAAGTCTTTATTGTGTTTTATTTCTCTCATCCTAGAATCAATATTGTGTTAGCAACTCTTTCTATTTCTTCATCTCTCATAAAGGGATGAATAGGTAAGGATAGTATAGTATCACATATAGTTTTGCTATTAACATTGTTGTCCTTTCTATGTATTATATTTTTATACATACTGTTTTCACTTAATGGTTTATCATAATGTATTCCTGCACCCTCAATTTTTGTAGCAAGATAATCTCTAGTTTGTTTATCTTTTACTCTGACTGTATATCTAAAATGGTTACTTTCTAAACCTGGCGCACCAACTTGTAGTTTGACGTTCAATCCTTTGAGTAAGAAATTATATTTGTTTGCAACTGATCGTCTCATACTAGACCACTCAACCAATCTGCTCAATCTATACTTAATAAACTCTGCGTTGGTATAAAGCATTTTAGAGTTACGACCTAACATTTCAAAGTCTTTACCTTTACCATTCTTTCTTAACTTTTGTACAACTGCAGCTTTACCACCATCGTCTGTTAGAAACGCACCACCACCTGCGAGACCAGCAACAACTTTGTTTGCATTAAAACTTAATGTAGAACAATCACCAATTGTACCTGCTCTTGCTTCATTGTGGGAAGTAGTATCAAATGTTAAACCTGCCAGTGGTTGTTTGATACGTGAACCTAAAGCTTGACATGCATCTTCAACAAATAAAATGTTTAATGCTTTACAATATCTTTTAATGTCTGCACAATCTGTCATACTACCATGTAAGTGTGGATATATGATTGCTTTTGTTTTATCAGAAACCATTCTCTTAATACTGTCTAGTGACATATGATACGTATCTAAATCTACATCACAGAATACTGGTGTTGCACCAACCATTGATATACATGATGCTGAAGAAATCCAAGTATAGTCTGGTACCAAGACTTCATCACCTGGACCAATATCGTGTACTTGAAGTGCGAAGTATAAAGCATCTGTACCACTTTGTAAAGCAACTGCATGTTTTCTACCAACAAACTTTGCAATATCTTTTTCTAAAAATTCTATATTTACTTCTTGTTGAGATGCCATACATTTTTCAAACAACTTCATGTAGTCATCTTTGTATTGTACAAACTCTCTATCCCAATAAATCATATAAGTGCTCCGCTATTTTCTGTTGACCTAATGCGTTAGGGTGTGTATCATATTCTGATACTGAATATTTTAATCCACCACTTTCATATCCACCTAATACATCGTCTTTCATATTCCAACCTTCAAGTGATTTGAGAGTTGGCCATCCTAAAAACTTCTTCTTGTCAATAAGTTTAAAGTATTGATTGTGATATAGTTCTCTTGTAAACTGATCTCTCTGTTTATCTGTAAGACCTATACCACTATGCATACGTATCATTTGAAACTGATATGCTGGTAAGTCTTGTGTTAAACACTGAAACATATAATAGAAACGTAAAGACTTTTGTAAAAAATAATTCATATCACCGTCTTTGTCATTATATAAATTAGTCCAATGTCCAAATTTTGACCAATCTCGTCTATGACATTGTGACCATGCAGCTATAACCATACCAATCTCTTGGTGGTTTATTTGATTTAAATGATCGTAAAGAGATGCAAAGATATATTCATTACCTGCACCACTATTACCTAAGTTGATAACATCCATATTTAACTTCTCACCTAATAACTCAGGCCACTTTGCCCAAGTTGTTTCTAATTTAGGATGATGTACAGATGTCCAAAACCTTGTTGTAAAACTACATCCACTTACTAATAATATTTTCTTAGACATTTAATAAATCCTTTTTACTAATAGAATCAAGTATGTAGTCTGCAAATAACTTATGACCTTTCTCATTAAAGTGTTCATCAGCAGGACCTATTCTATATCCCTTTTCTACTTCATGTGGTACTATCTCACTTTCAGCACCCCACTTATAATGCCTAGTATAATCTATGAAAGTTTTTTCAAATTTGAAATTGCAAAAATTGTTAGGTTTAAAATTGGTCGTAAAAGGTTTCATATCTTCATCACGTCCTAAACGGTGTACTTGAATTTGTGCAAAAGGTAAATTTAATGATTTCATTATTTGTTGAAAACTATATTGATATCTTAATGATTTTTTAATTTGATGTTGTACATCACCACCTGGCATTCTAGTTTGTAAAAACGATTGTACCATTAAATCACTATCCCAATAATCTTTAACAGCCCAATCCATTCTTTTTGCTTCTGTCCAACCTGCAAACACAAAACCAATATCTTCTATTCGGTATTTAACAATCTCATCTAATAAAGAACTGTAAATATATTCATTACCATAACCTGATTTTGCTAGATTAATTAAAGTCATATTTAATTTATCAGCAACTAGATCAGGCCAAACTATCCAATCAGTATTTACTTTAGGATAATGCATAGATATATAGCGACTAGTAGTAAAACTATCTCCACTCACTATCATTAGTTTTTTAGACGACACGATTTATCTCCTTGCCATCTGGCATTGTATATTTTTCTTTTTTCTTATAATCATCTTTTACTCTACATGTATCAATACATGCTGGTGGACCAATATCATTTAATAAATTATCTTTGAATTTAATCCACTCATCTGTCATTAATATTTCTTTCACATCCTCATAATCATTTATTTTACTCACTGCATAAAGTTTTTGATACTCTTTATCTTCTCTGGTTGCAACTGTATCACAATAACAACAAGGTATTAAGTGACCACGATTGTCTACTGCAAGTTCCATGCTATCAAAACATTTTGGTTTTAGTTTCATCTGTTTGAATCTATTTCAATGAACCCCAAGTTGTTTTGCATTGCAATTCTTTTTGCCACCTCCACATTGTCTTTATTATAATCAAATTTAATATACTGCCAGTGAGGCATTGTATTTAAATATTCTTTTGCTTTATTCATAATATCAAATAACTTATTACCATTCTGATTTATTCTGTATTGATGACTTTGATGTGGTAGACCATCAATACCAAAAGTCCATTGTGCATCTGGATTTGCTTTAAATGCTTCGATGTACCACTTCTCTGATTTAGTAGAAGATGCATTGTGTATATCTACTTCAATATTTTTCTTTCTTAGATATGTAATGATTTCTATAAACTTCGGATGATGTACAGGATCAGATAATTGACCACAGAATATAAATCGTTTAAAATGTTTTGCAAGTTTTTCAATTTCTTTCATAGTAATATCTCTGCCTGGTATTTTGTCTAGGTGTTGACGTTGACAACCTGGACATAGTAAAGCACAACGATGTGATATATCGATGTTGATTGCTCTACGATTGAAAAAGTTTTCCGTTAAGTTCCACATGACATTTTTTATCCCAAGTAGGGTACATAAAATGTTCATGGTCTGCACCCGTTCTAAATTTTTCTTCTAAATCTTTATTTAATAACTCTGGATGCATACGTGGATCTGCTGTATTAGGATGACCAATACCTATCATTAGTTTTGCTTCTTTTTTTCTTAATTCATCTCCTTGTGTGCCACCTAGAAAATGTTCTTCGTGTATTTCTTTTCCAACATTCAAATACCATTGTAGTGCATCTATTTTAAAACCTGAACAGACACCAGTTCTATAACCAAGCATATTTGCAGCTAGAATTAACTGACCTGCGGATATACCTAAAGATAACATCTTATCTTCATTATATTGATCTGACACTGTATCTTTTGCTTCGTCTGACCATTGATGTTTTTCACCTTTAACAGGAGTTTTGCCTGATGCAATTAAACCCATACCACTTCTTGGATAAGTGTTACGTTGTACAAATACAAATAATGCTGATGCCCATGTTTGTGAGTTAGTTATTGACATTTTATCATTTTGTCTATACACACCATTTTTATCTTCAATAAACAACTTCTTATAATCTTCTTCATCTTTATAAAGACCATAAGACTTTGTACAGTCTTTGTATATGTCATAGATTACTTTTTGGTCTGTAAAAACTCTTACCGAATAATGTTCTTCATCATACTTTGTTGGTGCATTTGCAGCTGCATGTATTAATGTTTTTAAATCGTTCTCAGGTATCTCTAATCGATTATAGTTATAATGTACTTTGCCTGAATTATTAATTGCTTCATTTATATCCATTATGTTCTCTCCAAATCAAATGCCCATTTCTTTTCATAACACCAGAAACATCTCCAACACCATTCAGTAAAATTATTAGTGTGAGCTGCACCACCAACACATGAACGTGTCATTGGATACATTGAATCCATTAGTCCTTCTTGTTTGTAAATATCTGCAACAAACTTTTTATCAACACTAATAAATGGTTGGTAAACATTGTAAAGAAACTCTGTTCTATCAGCATAATAATCTCTACGTGGTTCGCCTTGTGTTCTTTTAATTTCAAAATCTGAAAAGTCAATGTCAGGATGTGCTTCTTTCATCTCATCAGCAAACTTCATTCTAACTTCAATAGGTGGATTAGAAGTCATACCATCTAATCTAACTGCACCTTTAAACTGTTTCATAAATCTATTGTTACCATCGTCTAACTGCATTGTCTTTGACATCTGTACAACATTTAATTTACTGTATTCATTTGTACTGTCTGGTCTATCACCACCTTTGTCAATCATTGCTTGAGCTCGTTCGTATGTACTCTCATCTCTATCATTGTAACTGTAAATAGTACAATCATTCACATTTGCTTTAGGAAATTGTTTTTGAATAAACTTTACAATCTCTACAGCTGCGTCTGCGTCTAGTGGTGCGTTAACATCACGGAACGTTAGTGGATGTACGTTTATCTGTGGAAATAGTTTTGCTGTTAGATATAATGCTGATGCTGAATCAGCACCACCTGATAATGATACAACTAAATTCTTAGGTATACCTTCATCATCAAATTCACAATCTCTTAGTGCATCATCTTTGAATGGTGACTTTTGTATAAGTGATTGTATATTACTGTAAAATGGAATTGTTTTATTATTATATGTTATATTCATTTTATTAATCCTTCTCTCACTTTCCTCCAGTGTGCTAGTTCTGGAGTAACATTAAAATACTCCTCACTCTTAATTTTCTTTACTCGGTTCTTATCACTAGGTACAGGAAAGTTCTCATATGCTTTTTTAACATTGCCTCTAAGATTCCTTGATCTAGGATCAAACCCTCTGTTTGTTTTAATTAATAGTAATGTAATTCCTTCTTTCTCTGCGATCTCTTTTGCTCGTTCTACCTCATGTTCGTTATAACCAAAGATGATATATTGCCATACAATAGCATGACCCATCTTCACACCAAGTTTCATTGCTTCCCATACTTGTTCAAAGTTAGAACCAATACGATAAATTTGTGACTTCTCGTCTATACCATCAACACCAAAGTACCAAGATATTTCACCCTTACAATATTTGTATGCTTCTTCATAGAACGACATATCCATCTTAGGACCAAGTGTTCCATTTGTTGCAACTCTAATACCTTTACCTAAACCATCACACATCTTTAAGAATTGTAAAAATCTTGGATGATAGATTGGATCAGATATTTGACCACAAAATGTAATACAGTTATCGTAGTAATCTAAAATCTTTTGAAAGTTATGTGGTTCTAATTCAAACGATCTTGTAATTCTACTTTGACCTTCAACCTTTTGTCTTAGACATTGTGGACATCTCAAAATACATCTATGAGATATATCTAAGTTAGGAGAGGACTCTCTCTGCATTTTAATATAGTAGTCTGTTAATTCGCTCATCTCTTATCGCCAGAACCACCGATTACATTTCTTGCTTGTCTGTCTTTCAATTTAACTACATTATTGAAAGCAATGTCGGAAAGCTTAATCCCAATATCATCAGCCAATACAGCAACATACCAGAGTACATCGCCAATTTCATCGGATATCTCTTTACGATAATCTTTATTATTCTCATATCCATCCCTTAATAGTTTTTTTACTTTGTTTGAGACTTCACCTGCCTCGCCTGCAAGTCCTAGAGCTGGGTATATGATAGCATGTTTCTTATCGTAGATTGCTGTTGCTTTCGCTTGTTCTTGGTAATCGTCTAAGTTCATTTCTTATAATTATCCTTTTCTAAATTGCCACACTTATATTGGCATTGTTTCATTGCACAACTTGGGTTATTAACTAGAGTATCGAAAAAGTGTTCCCACTCTTTAGAACCATAAATGTCTTCTAATTTGTCATTGTTCTCAACTGCAAGATGAGTAGCTTTCAGTTTAAAACGTTCTTCGATATCGTAGTCATTTTTAGGGTCATCTAACCAACAACACGGAAGCATATAACCATCTGCTGTATATGCGGCCGGTTTATGATAACTTTTTGGGGTATAGGTTAGACACCTAGGTTTGATCTTTATTTCTTTACTCATTTGATCCATATTATATCACGTTTCATCATAAAAGTCAAGGAAAAACTGGTTAATTATATTCCCAATTTCGCCAATCGTCAATACTATTTAGGGTCTCAGATTTACCGGCCTTTGACGGGTCATAGAACCGCTCTAATTCGGGAAATACGTCAAATAGATGCATCTCCCACTTAGTGCCCTCATAGTGCTTATCTCTGTCTAATAGATACTTGATAGTTGAGTTGAAGTGTAAATCTGAATCATCTTCTCGTCTTCTTTCTAGTGCTGTGACAATATCATGTGCTTCAGGATATTTCTCATAATATGGTTTGACCATATCTTTTAATTCTTGTGGCATGTGATGTACCCTCATTGAATATGGGTCAAAAATCATCCACCAATTCATGTCGTTTATCTCTGGTCTATTTTTGTAGACTTCAAACAATTCGTATAGTCTCAACACACCAGGCATTGTTACCATTGCGTTCATATCTACTAATACATTTCTGTATCTTAACATCATGTCAATATTATCTAGGATCTCTTTATAACTAGATCGTCTTCGTAGATAATCATTATACTTACCTACACCATCTATAGATACTACAACATTTACTAATTTAAATTTTGGAATATAATCGAATATGTTATGATCACCATGTGCTGTTTTTGTTAGATTAGTTTGATACTTAATATGCATATGTTTAGCATGACCACTTGAAACAAGATAGTCTAATAATTCATATTGTTTTTTCATAATCAAAGGTTCGCCACCAATGAGTTTAAGAGTTCTAATATATGGTGCAATTTCAGCAAGTTGATCAATGATAGCAGGATCATAGATTTTGTTTGCTCTGATTGATCTTACTTTCATCACTTCTTTTTTATCCCAAACTGTTGGATGAAACTCTCGTCCTTCTACGTAGGTATTCTTTTGTCTCATGTCTGAACTAAACGGCATACACATGAAACAATCTAAATTACATTCTGTTCCGAATATTTTTAATTGTGCTTCTAATACTCTATCTGTAAAATTATATTGACCTGTGTCTTTAAACTTTTGTGTTGCTCTTTCAATGAGAGGCCAGAAGTCAGGATCTCTGCTATATCTACCAGTTACATTTAATCTTCTGGATGAACCATGTTTGTCTTCATCGTAAATACATTTGTCACATACTTTTTTTGTCCACTCTCTTGGTGAGTTTGGATCAACCATTTCTTTACGTAACTTATTCATGTACTCACTTTTTGTCATCCAATCTTCTACTGTAGTGTTTACAACATTCTGTCCATCTTTACCAGGTGTTCCTTTTATTCTATCTCCCTCAGGAGTAAACTGTGAACTAGGCACTGCAAAGTTGCAAGCTGCATAGTCACCCATTTCTGTAGAGAATAACATTGTAAATGGAATACAACAATAAAACGGAAGTTTGGTTTTGTCTTTTAATGGTGATGGTATGTCTTGGGTAGGTGGACCTGCTGTACGATCTTCTTTAGGTACAGAAAGCATTGTCTTGTTTAACTTCTCTGCTTTCTCTATTCTTACTTTATCCTTCATTATTTCATCTCGTCAAATGTCTCGTTAGACTGCCTTAACCTATCCCATTCATTATCAAATTCTGAGAATACTTTTGCTTGATAAACTGGATCTACTTTTCTATTACGATCATAATATGGTTCTAATTCAGGAAACACATCAAACAAATTCATTTCCCATTTTGTACCTTTGTAATGTTCGTCTGCCTTTAATAGATAATCAAATATATCTTGTATATCAACATCTGGTTCTGCTGGTCTTTCTAAACATGCAACGATGTCAGGCCAATCTTTATATTTTGGTATAAGTTCTTTCTTTAGAGGTTCTGGTAAGTTCTCAGGTCTAAAGTGTTTTGGTGTATCTACCATTGCCCAATTCAATTGACTAATAACTGGATTCTCTTTACACCAATCAATAACTTCATAAAATCTCATCACACTTAAAAACGAAACAAGACCATTAAAGTCAACAACCACATTAGGATACTTTTTACATAGATTAATATTTTCAACAACTTCATTCCAATCAGTTCTTCTTCTCATGTATTCGATTACAGGACCAACACCATCTACAGAAGCAACCATTGCCACGTGTTGAAACTTAGGAATATATTTAAAGATACTATGTTTACCTTTTGCTGTCTTTGTTAAATTAGTCTGATATTTAATTCGAATATCTTTTGCATGACCAGTTTCAATTAGTGCATCTAGCATCTCGTAGTGTTTCTTCATAATTAAAGGTTCACCACCGATAACTTTAATACTTCTAATATATGGTGCGAGTTCTACGATTTGTTCTACTTGACCTTTGGTCTTATCTTTCATAATCCAGTCAATGTAATTTTTTCTACCCTCATCTTGGATACCAAAAATTCTATCATTCCATACACCTTTGTCTGCTACGTTTTGTCTCGTAGTAGAGTTAGCATGCATACACATATAACAATCTAGGTTACATTCAGACCCAAAGATTTTTAATTGTACTTCACATATTCTTTCGTCAAAAGTCCACGTACCACTTTTCTGATATAGTTGAACGTTCTTCTCAATCGCATCCCAAAACTCGTGTGAGTTAGTATGAATTTTTAAACAGTTTGTTCTTCTACTTCTACCATACTTTGCTTCGTCACTTTTACATCTTCTACATATAACATTAACTGCTTTGTGATCTGAGTTTGGATCTAACATCTCTTTACGTATACTATTCATATACGTGCTGTCTTCCATCCATTCTTTCAGTGTAGTATTACCTACCCAATGTTTGTTAGAGGGTTCACCAAAACAACATGCTTTGAATTTACCATCTAGTTCAGAATAAATTTGTGTAAAAGGAATTGTACAAAACCAAATGTCTTTTCTTTTGGCCATTTGTACTATTGAATTTTTATACATGGCATTGTCTTTACCTTTGTCAGATAAATCTTGCCACCATGCTTTAGTGTTTACTTCACCTGGTCTGGAATCATCTCCAGGACCACCTCTTGTCATATGAGACGTAATATCATCAGGTCTGTTTGGTAAGGGTTTGCCGATTTCTTCTTCTTCAAGTTCTGGCCCACCATTGTGTCCTTTGCCAGGTGCGTCTTGTATAAATTTTGGTTGATTAACGAAATCTTTTTCTGGTAGTTTATCTTTATTAAATTCTGTCATCTTATTCCTATAATGTATTCAGTATGATTATTTAGACAACTTCTCTATCGCATTTCCAATTGCTGGAATACTGTAAGCTATATCTTTCACACCACGTTCCCAATAAACTGGTCCACCATCTTTAAGATTCTTATCTCTTTGATATATTACTTTTCTACCTGCCCATAAAAATTCTATCATCAATCTAGGTGCAGGATCAAAATTAGGTTTAGTATATACATACGTATTAAACTTTCTAAGTAGATCAGGAAAAGGTGCAAATATATGATTAAGTTTTTCTTTA